AAGATAGTTTTGCCCGTTTACAATGCGAAACCATAAACACAAACAACCAATTAGGAGTTACGACAATGATAGCTTTATATTTAGTAACAACTGTTTTAGTAGGATTATGCGTACCTGTAATGGTTTACCATTTATTGAAATAATTATTTAACTTAACTTGGAGATATACACAATGAAAAATTCAGAGATAAAAAAACTAATCGAAGATGGCTTTAACCGTATGCACTTAATAAGTGAAAAAGACTGGCGCGACTATAGGCAAGAAATGCTTGACGATGAGGTCAAGGCTGAGAGACACCACAGGGCAAACTTCCATGGCGACGTTGCAAGATATGCAAACGCGGCTAATTTAGTTGCTAAATTCTTTTGCGTCAAATTCATGTTAAACGCTATGGAATACCCAAGCATCAAGCCGTCAGATGTTTTGCATTCTAAACGAGCTTCATTAATTGCAAAAGGCTGCTTTGATTTGTGGGCGCGTGAATTGATGGAAGCCTTTAAGGATTTTGACCGCGATACTTTCTACAAGTTAGATTACGAGCAAGGCGGTATTGTATACGGTGGGCAATAGTTAAATCATCAAGCCCATTCTAACCAGTGGGCTTTATTGGATTAATTACACTTAGAGGAAATAAAATGACTATATATGACAGAAAATGCAATGCGACTCGATACCTAGCAATTAAGAGGTTCGAGAAAAACGAAAAGAAGAAAATACGGCTGGCGAATATACTATGCTATAGCGCGCTTGGTCTTTATGTATGCGCTTGTATTCAACTAGTGGGAGCTTACCTATGAAATACGTTGTAGTTTGGTTTACTGATGCGGGGCAACATGCGCTCCGCTTTCCAACCCTTGAACAGGCGAATAAGTTTAAAGATATTTTAATAGCTGATGAGCATGATGATATTTATATAGCTGAGATAGTAGAGGAGATTAAAAAATGAGCAGGCAAGAAATTGAAAGTAAAATAAAATATTGAGAAAAAATGCGCGATTATTACACCGCTAATGATAGGCAGAAAAAACGTATTCAAAGAGATATTAACAAATATAAACAGTATTTGCGATTAAGATACAATAGTTTATACCCTATAGGTTGATATACCTTAACCCCTTAAACGCGCTTAGAAATCCCTCTAGGCGCGTTTTTTGTGCTTCCAAGTATAGACTTGCTTACCTGCCCTGATATTTATCCCTGAGATAATTCATAGATACAGGTAATTCATCGCATGAGCCATCTTGCACCTCATTTAATATCCAAATCCCACGCCATGAGCCATTGGTCTGCGCGCTTAGATAGTCTTCATCATGTTGATAGTAGATGCCTGAGAACAAACCTAAGATATTCTTACCGTCTGCCCTGCGAGCGTAGGCAATATCCCTATCCTGTACGTGACCCATAACGCAACTCATCATCTTCTTGGAAAGCATATTCCTAGCACTAGAGACTGGTCTACCCATGATGCCTGATGTAAAGTAATGACTGTAAGCTATCCCATCTATGACTGCTACCTCTAGAAAATCATAGACCTCAAAACCAAACTCATCTAGCTTAAAATCATGGTAGCCAATTAAACCATCTAGTTTTGGATCGGCTTCAATAGCTCGCTCAATTCGTTGCTCATGGTTTCCGATAGTGAATACCAGTCGTGGATTCCACTGCTTGTGCTTGTTCTTAATGAGTCGTTGCTGCTCTTCCCTGATGGGTGCGATGAATGCTTCCATTCCCTTGATGCCTGACTCAATGTCATCTGTGTAGCGTCTGCCCTCAAAGGACTTCTTGCCGATGTCCCATGAACTAAGGCTAGGCATATCAAAATGATCGCCAATATGGATAATAACATCTGGTTTTTTATCAACAGCATATAGTCCTGCCCATCTGAGATGGTCAATAGGTTGGTTAGGTTTAACTTGGGTATCAGGTATTACAAGATGCTTGGTCATTCTCTTACCTCGCGGGGTGTATTATAGTGATTCCTAAAATTAATTCTAATGCTGTTTATCTATACAGTATATACCAAAATGTAATGGTTCGTTGCGGTTACTGGTGAACCAAGCCAGTTACACAGGCTAACGCCTTAACCTAGAGGAGTAACAGTGCTACAGCGACTACTATGCCACTGCCAAATACGATTAACTCAGCGCGCTTGAACGTGTACTCTTTTTTGAGCCATGTTACCAAGTCCTGTCGAGCTTCTCTGATTTCTGCCTGCGCTTCATCGATAGCTTTGTCTGCCGAATCATGCGCGTCTTTGATTGCTTTTTCTACATTCTTCTTAGCCATGTTTCACCTCTTAGAATGGTACGTCTTCAGATAGGAAATCATCTTGCTTCTTAGCCTGACCGCCCTCTACATAGATAACCTTACAGTTGCCTAGAATGGGTGGTCGCTCTGCACCAGACTCACGTTCTTCTTTGTCCTGAGACTGTGCAATAAAGCCATGATTGCCATACTGATCTTCTTCAGTTGGGTTGATAAAGGTAGTCAGGTTTACATACTTAGCCACTGACCCATCTTTCTTAGTTACTTCTTTGATGCGTGACTTGTCAATCTTTGTCACATCTATAGATACTGAGATTCCTATTTTACTCACGTTAAATTCCTCACTTCTGATTTAATTTCCTCTACGGCTAGGTTTATTTGCTTAGCCAGTTTCTCGATAAACTCTTCATTGCGCTCTACTCTTACAACAAAGGGTTTCATATCAGGGTGGTATGACATAAAGTCCCACCATTCTCTGCCTGTAATATACAAGCAACCCTGTACCTGAGCATAGTGCTTACTCGGACATTCGCCCTTTCTACTCCATGCTATGTGGTTCTTTGGTGCAGGGCATTTGAACTCAACACCCCCATCTTCACCAATCAATCCATCAGGGCTACAACCGAACTCTCCTGAGTCATCTAGTATAAACCCTACTTCATTAACGTCAACACTGTGCATCAACTCATACATTGCGCGAGCTTCAGGCTCTAACTCTGTACCTCTCTGCATCCACTCATTAACGTAGATTGGCTCTGATTCGCCAAGTATTCTTTCAGCTATTAAGATGTTTATGTATTCATCTGCTGATGCACTAGGCTTCCCTGCCGTAGTAATTAGTTTAGAGAACTGACTAGCACTGGGTCTGCCTAACCTAGCATCTAGCCATTCCTGTGTACCCTGATCAGCTTGAAGTATTTGCAACTTTCTTCTCCAACATTGCTAATGCTCTATCATACTGCGCCACTGACATATCATCTACAGTCTTGCACTTGAACACTTGGCAGAACTTCTTAACATCACTTTCTGTAGCCTGTAACAATCCCTTTAACTTAGCTGACTGGTCTTCACTGATAGGTGTATCCAATACAGCTAATGGTAGGTCTTCACCTGCGTAGATGTAATGCCCCAAGCCAAACATAGCAATACACTTAACTAGACAGCGCATTCTAGCATCACTCACATCTCTTGATGTTGGGTTTACTACTGCTTTGTTCCTGTTATCCATCACTGGTAGCCACATACGCCTGGTGATACCGTCAACAGTCAACTCCACCTCGACCTCAACAGTACCATTCTGGTCTATGTTAGGCTCAAAGTAGCAATAACTAGCATCAGGGTAATACTTCATCAGTGTGCCCCAAGCATATGCCCATGAAAGGTAACTCAAGTTACCCTTCTTCTCGATGTTTTTAGATACGTCAATCGCTGACAATGTTGTCCATACGTTACTCATTATGCACCCCCTAAGATTTGTTGAAATTGTTTCTCACTATACCATGTAGCACTAGCTTCTTTAGCATACGCATCTGCATAGCCGTTGTAGTAGGCTTCTGGTTCGCACTCGCGGGCAGGATAGCCATGTACGCAATCGAACTCGCCCTTCTCATAATCATTCAACTTATTTAAATCACTCATATCTCATCTCCATTTGTGTAATGTGTTCATTGATGTAATCAACAGTTATCTGGTTAAGGTATGATACAGATGCCTCAACTAGTTTACCAATCTCTTCATAGTTTTCGTCAGCCAGCGCCTGCAAAACCTGCTGATGATATTCTTCCATAAAACCTAAATCACCCAGATACTCACCTATAAAGGCATCTTGTAGCAAGCCTGCATCATTACGCATGATGTCAATAGAGTATCTCCAAGCTGTTTCTGTAACTTCTGCGTCACTAGATGTGATGGTGATGAGAGGGAATTGTGTTTCTGCCCGGTTGAAGTTGTATTCTTCAAATATTATTGGTTTCATTTGCTTCTCCTCATGTTTGTGTACTGACATATTAGTTAATGATTACACCCATGTCAATATTTATTTGCAAATTATTTTGCATTAGTATATGATGGGTACAAATCACTAAGGAGATCCACATGGATATTAACAAATCGTTAGACTTTTACATGACTACCCACCGCATGACCCAGGCTGATATAGCTAGAGAGGGTGGACTATCCCCTGCTACTGTCAGTTTGATTAGAAACAACCATCGTGATCCAAGCTGTGCCACTCTAGTAGCATTGTCCGATCTATTCCAAGTACCAGTCAGCGAGTTTATCAGGGCAGGAGAGCATTAAAACGCATACAAAGGGGAAAAAAATGAATGTTTTAAGTTTGTTTGATGGCATGAGCTGCGGAAGAATCGCACTCGAAAGAGCGGGGATCGAGGTTGGCAAATACTTTGCATCTGAGATAGATAAACACGCCATCCAAGTAGCTAAACAAAATTATCCAGACACCATCCATTTAGGAGATGTACAAGATATTATGTACCCTGAATCATTAGATGGTATTAAGATTGATTTAATCATGGGTGGCTCACCTTGTCAGGGGTTCAGCTATGCAGGTAAAAGACTTAACTTCGATGACCCAAGATCAAAACTATTTTTTGAATACGCTCGACTAGTTAAAGAGTGTAATCCTAAATACTTTCTTTTAGAAAATGTAAAAATGAAGCAAGAATCACAAGATGTTATTAGTGAGATTTTAGGTGTTAATCCAATATTAATTAACAGTGATCTTTTTGTACAACAAAATAGAGAAAGACTTTATTGGACAAATATACCTTTAGAGTCTTTGCCAGAAAGACCAGATTGGTCAGGTAACTTTTATCAATGGAGAAGAACATATTTTAGAGAGAATAAGTCTGGCGTTAGCCCATGCTTGACAGCTAATATGGGTACAGGTGGTCATAATGTGCCTTTAAAATCAAAAGACTTAAAAGATAAATTAACACCTACAGACTGTGAAACGCTACAGTCAATTCCAAAAAATTATACTGACGGTGTATCGAACACGCAAAGATATAAAATGATAGGCAATGGATGGACTGTAGATGTGATTTCGCATATTTTCAAAGGATTACAACAAGGAGCGGCAAATGAATAAGAAAGGTTACTACGCAATCATCCCTGCTAACGTCAGATACGATGAGAGTCTAACACCTAACGCCAAACTTTTATATGGTGAGATCACTGCACTTTGCAATGAGAAAGGATATTGTTGGGCAACTAACGGATACTTTGCAGAACTATATAACGTCAGCAAGGTATCTATCAGTAAATGGATAGGTAGCCTTAAAGACGCAGGCTACGTCAGCATTGAGCTAGAGCAGGATGGGGGTACTAAACAAATCTTAAATAGGTATATAAGATTAGTTAATGACCCTATTAAAGAAAAGTTAAATACCCCACAAAGAAAAGTTAATGGGGGTATTAAAGAAAAGTTTAAGGATAATAATACAGTTAATACTACATCTAATATTACAGTTAATAATATAGATCATTTTGAATCATTTTGGACTGTTTACCCAAGAAAGGTTGGCAAGGCACAAGCCAGGAAAGCATGGGATAAACTCAAACTAAATGACGATACTGTAAAGATGATAGCTGAGAACATTGCATTGAGGATTAAACATGGCGAGTGGAGTGATGCTAACAAAACATTCATTCCTCATGCGTCAACCTATCTAAACAATGCAAGGTGGGAAGATGAAGTTGAACAAAAGGTAGTTACACAAATCAAACAGCCCGCACAAATCAAGAAGCGCGATATTGAAGTAGCGTTGACTGATAGATCATGGGCTAACTAGGATTAACTGGGGGAGTTATGAGAGTTGTATCGTGGTTTAGCTGTGGGGCGGCAAGCGCATTCGCCACATACCTAGCCAAAGAAAAGTACAAGGAAGAAAAGTTTGAAGCAGTTTACTGTCGAGTTGCAGAGGAGCATGAGGATAACCTTAGATTTCTTAATGAATACGCAGACAAATGCGAACTGCCAGTAAAGATTATTGGCGATGAGCGAAAAGACTTCTCTATCTACAAGGTGTTTAGAGATAGAAAGTTCATAAAAGGTCAGACTGGTGCGCCTTGCACTATGATTTTAAAGAAAAATGTAAGAAAGGACTACCAACAGCCAACTGATATACAGGTATTTGGATACACAGTAGAAGAAGAGTCTAGGGCAAATAGATTCATAGATTCTAATAATGATGTTGACGTTGACTTTATACTCATGGAGCAAGGGTATACCAAGCAAGATTGCATTGAGTTTGTGAAGGATATGAAGATAGAAATACCTGCAATGTATAAACTTGGATACAATAACAACAACTGCATAGGATGTGTTAAAGGTGGCATGGGTTACTGGAACAAGATACGCAAAGATTTCCCAGATGCTTTTGATAGAATGGCTAACTTAGAGAGAGAGATAGGACACGCTATCAACAAAGATAAGATTGGTGCAGTTTTTTTAGATGAGCTAGATCCAAATAGGGGAAGGTTCAAAGATGATATGCCTGCTGATTGCGGGTTCACATGCGAATGGCAACAAGCCAAACTTTTTTAGGAGAAGACAATGACACAAGTAGAGAGAGTATTAAAATATTTAGAAGATGGTAAGAAGCTAACCTGCCTGAATGCTTTTGAAGAACTAGGCATTACACAAGTGGCGGCTAGAATCTTTGAGTTAAAAGAGAAAGGTCATGACATAAAGACTAATCGCAGAAAGGTATACAATCGCTACGATGAGATATGCACTGTAGCTGAATACTACATGGAGAAGAAATATGTCTAGCTATCAGAAAGCAAAAAAGCATGGCGGCATAAAAGGCTATAAGTATGTAGGCACTGAGAGTGATAAGTTTGTTACTGGTAACTACTACACTTATGAAGATATGAGTGAGCTTACAGGGCTGAGTGAGCATACACTTAGGTCTCGCATGGTGAAGAACAAGCTAAAGGAGAATGGCGAGAAAGTGATCACTGACTTACAGCTTATGCCAAA